CAGCGGATAGGTTAACTCCGTAGATCGCCGAGGAAACGTCGCTCCCGCCTACATAAATATTGCCCGTGTTGGCCCGTCGAGCGATCACCGTCACCTCCTGGCAGGGATAGTCGGGGAGCCGCACCCTGGTGCCGGCTGCGGCGACTGAGGCAAGGTCACCTTTTATGGCATCGCTTCCAGCTATCCGGACAGGGGTTGCCCCCGATCCGTTCCCCTGGAGTTGCTTTAAAAACCCTTTAACTAATTCTATTAATGTCGCCGTTGTGCTATTAGGATCTGTTACAGCTTCAGTGTTAAGTGCACCAATTAAAGTGGCCAAATCATTCAGCGTTTTAGCTTCATCACCGGCACCAATAAGAGCATCCCTTAATTCCGATAAAGCTATGTCCATTTTTGAACTTAAAATCTGTTCAGCAGTTAACATATACTTTTTGCCTCCTCACTCCCAAATTTATAATACAACTCACCAGTTATACTGCAGGCAGCAATGCAACCAGTTCGTTGTATTGATCTTGCGTAATTCTGTCATTCAATAAAAACACGTCAAGCTTTTCCAGCATCCCATCTCTAGATCCATAGGTGCCATTCGCAATTACTTTCGCACAATACGTATAAGTCATATTAAGCCCTCCTATAGCCCTAATTCAATCTTAGATATCCTGTAATCAAGATCAATTAAATAGTCTTCTACCGATGCAACTGCGGCCAGTGGAGTCGGATCATGAGCATTAACGACAGTCGTGATCCGATCTATAACCACCTGCGAGGTATCATCTGGAATAAAAATATAAACCTCAGTAAGTGATCCCTGTATTGCAGATGCACCGTCAGTCTGCACCGGATCTACGCCGATTAAAATCAATTCATCAGCCAATTTACTTAGCATAGCCTGTCTTTCAAAAGTTAGTTTCATACTCTCACCCCACCTTCACCGCTTCAAGTCTGGTCCCCCCGGATGCAGGAATGTTAATACTGCTGCCGGAAGTGTGATACACTTGCAGTTGTACATAATTATTTACAGCTAAGTCACAAAGCGTAGCAACCCCCATTTTCATGGGCACTCCGCTTATAGCAGCATGTCTTTGAGATGCAATTGCAGCGCCATTATATAAAATTGATACTTGACGATAACCCTCGTTATTTATATCATAATCTACGGATCCTAGGATCAGATACCGTCCCGCTTCTTTTGCCACTAATTTTGTCGGATCGGATATATCAAACATATTGCCGACATCAAACGATCCTGCGCCAAACGTTACAAGGGTATTTGTACTGCTAGCAATACTCTGTGCCGCGGTTGCGAACACCCTGGATGCAGGGTTATTGGTATGAGCATTAAAGGCATTTACGGCAGCATGAGATCCAAGCCCTAAGTTAATTGCTACCCAATAGGCGCCATTATAGATTACACTTATTGTTCCGCCGCCCGGAATATCCCCAGTGGTTAAATCGGCAAGCCCTGCAGGTGTTACTTTTTTGATAGCCTTTGCTCCTAGACCACATATATTTAATGTTGCAGCGCCAGTATTAGCAGTATTGCAAATTACATTAAACATCTGCCAGGTTGCATAAACTGTTATTGCTGGCTCTACAGTAATCGAATAGGCATCAGTAGCGCCGGAAGCCACACCATAACCAGGGCGGCGTTTATAATTCGCCTCAGCTGCATCGATTTTATCCCAGTTCTCATTAAGCATTATCTCGATATTAAAAGTGTTATCACCATCAGTCGCAGGGTCTATTTTATAAAGCGACAGGTTTTCAGTATTACTTGCCATATTTCATCCCTCCTTATAACACCGGTTCAAACGGCGCAAAGTCCGTTAGCGGATGGGTTCCCATTGTATTGATCGTCATTACCTCATGGATATCCTTAATCAGCAGATATTTATATTCATACTGGATATCCATATGTGACGGAATAGTGTTATATAGTGCCTCTTGCAGGTCTTCCAGATTAGGTGGTACGCCTAAGTTGTCAACAAATTTAACTATAAAAACGAGACTATCAGCTGCTTTTGTTACATCCACCGTTCCATTCGCATAACTTTCAGCAATCTTTTTTAAGAGCGACACACAGACTTTTCCTATCCCGCGCCGTTTTGAAATAATTCTGCTTCGACGCTGGTCATAAGGTTTTCCCGCAAAAGATGATAGCTCTAAGTCGTTCTCCCATAAATCCAGCCCCCAGGTAGCAGTCAGTGCAAATAATTGATTAATAAGATCATCCCTGATCGCGTCCGCAGCATCCACTTCAATCCCGATAGTTTGCAGCAAGGCCTTAAAAACATCTTTATCATAATAAGCAGGTAAGCTCAAAAGCATTCTCTGGCCGCTTTCAGAGGTAAGAATATCATCACTCATTAAACGTCACCATCCCTGCTACCACTACCGCATCTGCTCCGATTACAATATTGGCTGTCCCGCCATTTATAAGGAAGTTGCTATAGTCAATAACGCCGCCAACATCCAGAAGCATTTTATCAACTTGATTGTATCGAACGGTTGTGTCTTTACCAAAAGCAATCGTCCCCAAATACGTAGCCAGAAGAGATCCGTACGATGTTTGTATATCGGCTAATTCTTTGGTTCCATCAGGATCTATTGTAGACGAGACATTAATTATTACACCCGTTGCAGCTACTACCGTTACTGTAGCTCCCGATGGAGCAGCTCCCTCCCCATCGCCGTTTTGATTCGGGTCGATATAAGTTTGTACTGCCTGTACGACTGCTGCGCTGGCCGGCAGTTTATCAAGACCAAGAAGCACTACCTTAACGGTTCCAATCCCATTCCATCTTGGTATTACTTTAACTCCGCCAACGCCTGCAACTTCAAATGCCCACTGCTTGTAATGGGCGTTGTTACCAGATGTCCCTGGATTACGAACATAATCTAAGTATCTGGCAAGCAGGCTGCTATCACTCTCAATATTAAGTCCGCCCTTAAAGCCCACGGCATCAACGACCACTGTCTCTATCAGACTTACTGCCACACCAACTTGTTTTAATACCACTCCAGGATTTAAGTTCCCGGAGGCACCAACAACTGCAGCCTGGGCAAGCACATTAACACTCATACTTCCCAGATCCATAGTAGCATCAGCAGTAGTGATAATCTGAACGGTGCGATCCTCAGTTTCAAAAGTAGTACCAGCTGGTATAAGCTGCGCAAAAGGTGCCGCAGTGCTTCTGGATGTTATTATAGTTCCTGTCGCTTTAGAGCCAGAATTACGAGGACTTATAGGAGTCTCCGCTACCCGCAGATCCAGGTAATTGCCGAAGGTAGTTAATGCAAAAAAGAGTTTCATGATCTGTTCAGCCATGTAATAATTCTCATCTAGTTCTTTTGCAACAACCTCTATGAGAGTTCTTGTAACGGAGCCGGGATTCATGTCTGTTATACCAACGTTTTTGCTTTTAAGTTCTGCCGCCATATCAGCAACAATTGTATTAAATTCTTTAAAATTAGGAGTGGTCGTCATGCCAGGTCTGCCTCCCATACCAGATTATCTTCTCTCCTGGTACCCAGAATTAAATACGTACTATTAAAAGCTGCCTTCCTCATCTCCATATAAATAGTTACTTCAACCGTTTTAAGAGTGATCCTCGGTTCCTGTTCAAGGCACGATCTAATACCTGCAAGAGCTTTACCTTCCCATGTGCTGTCCATCGGTTCTGACAGCATGTCATGTACGGGATTCCCATAACCCGGATGAGAAAATAGTGCGCCCAGCGGTGTGTCTAATCGCCTTGTCATGGCAGCCCGCACATTCTCAACATCTTCCATCAGATTCAGATCACCCTGGGCGGTAGTCCGCCCGGCCAGATCCACTCCAAGCTTAGGGTTCGCCATGAATATTCCTCCTTAAAACCGGGCAATCACTCGGCCCTGGTTTATGTCACCATTCAGAAATATCACTGCCACTTCGTCTCCAACCTGCAGGCTGCCATAGTTAATTCGACTCACACTGCCAGCCGCAGCAGCTGCCGATGAAGCACTTGCTGCTGTGGCTTCCCAGGCAGTAAAAGACGCCCCGTCTACTTCGCCTGGACCCGCCTGGACTTCGCTGGCACCTATAGCATCTAAACCAACCTGCTGCAAACCAACCGTCGTATCGTAAAGCAAATTAGAAGCAACCGGTATCCAGTTCGTTTCGATTTTAAATAAAGGCAGAAATATCTTAGCCCTACGTTCTGTAGCGTTCAGAGAGGTTATGATGCCCGCCTGCGGTAATCCATTATTCATTACGCGGTTTTCTCCTTATCATCATATAGATCCTGTCGGTACTGCTCAGCTGAGTCCGGCCTGATGCTCGTAATATCAAACGAGGTCTTATAGCCAGCCGATTTACTTAATTCATGAGAGGCTTTCTCAATGTAATATGCCTCATTAAACCGCCCGCAGCCGAATACCTTTACCCGCTTTTCCGTCAGCATCTTTTGATTGCCAATACAACTTCCGGAGCCGGTGATCACCATTCGCGATAACTCTTTTAAACGTTTCTCAGCATAATATTGGGCCAGCGCGTAGGTAGTTGCTTTACTCTCATAAATAACTCTCTCTTTAACCTGGCCGCCCATGGCCGCCAGCACCTGATCATTTACCGCCGATGCTTCAATCAATGTTTTGTTCTTGCCCCAGTGGCGGATCGTGACCTTATTAACCACGCCCACAACTGAGTCATCAAATTCTATCTCACAGTTAGCCAGGCCAGGTACCCGATAATAAAGATTAGCTACAATGGTTTCGTCTTCTTCAGCTCGGGGCCCAAAATATAGCTTCTTATCTTTGGTTACATAACACACAAACCCTTCAAGATCCGCCAGAGCCTGCAGCACTTCCCATTCCTTTTTATCTGCCACCAACTCTTTATCAATGACCACTGTTGTAGTTGTGATCTTTGGAGTCAAACCATATTTCGCCGCCAGTATAGCAGCGATCTGGCTCGATGTCCGGGAAGCATACGCAACGGAATATTCCGTATCAATCAGTGGTGCGGAATAATCCCTGCCTATGAGCTGCACCGTCATGGAGCTGCTGAAATTTGGTTTTACTCCATCAACAATCCCGGTAAAAACATGATCCAGCTCACTCTTGATCCAGGCTTCCGGATTCTTCACATACCCCATATAAATCTTAACTTCCTGCTGTTTACGGAACCAATCGCTTAGAAGCCGATCATTTCTAAACTCTGCTTCAAAACTGTCAGCTGCCAGATACAGGGTGTCTTCAAATCGCAAATTGATCAGATCATACCAGCGTACATTTACCCCCGCAACTTCAACTATTGCCCGCGGTGCATCCACATAATCACCCTCTTATCTCAGGAAGGAATATTAATACTCTGACCGATTTGCAGAGCCCTGGGGTTAGAGATATTATTTAATACCGCAATCTCTCTCCACCTGGTACCAGTCCCCAAATAACTTGCAGCTATCGCCCAAAGCGTATCGCCCTGCTTAATAATATACGTCTGCCCGGCAGTGGCAGAAGCAGTAACTTTTGTTTCTGTAGTCTCAGATGTAGTAGTTGTTGTGAGAATATTTGTTACTGCAGGCAGTATTTCTGCCACCAGCTCAATGGAGTACTCAATCCGATTTATCCGGATAACATCCCAGGGAAAAGAACGTATTCGCACTTTTTTAGATAGCTCAGGGAAATCAGATACAATGAGCTGCACTTCCTCACCAGCATCTTTAAGAGACTCAATTTGAATAGCCTTCTTATACGCATCATCACCAATAAGATATCCGGACCAGGAAAGGGTAGTCTCATCCGGCCCCATATCCTGGTAGCCGGGTGCGCTGCCGGGGATATCCATTTTTGCAATGCTGCGCGGATTATTGAACTGGATTTTATTCCGCGGGCCGGGGCTAAAAACAATATCTCCCAGCAGAACCTTTGCCGCCATTTATATCACCCCTATGGAATACCAAATCCCAGATCTTGCAGACGCGGATCACGCGATGCAGTATACTTGTCCACACCTTTTCCGCCGACTATCTTACTTACTTCTTTAGCTGTTTCCTTGGGATCGGTTGATTTAATATCGAAATTATATTGCCGGTTATCGGTGGTTGCGCCGGCCTTTACAACTGCCGGCTTCTTATACTCAAGCTGTTTAAAGTCGCCCATGGATGTGCTGGACTTTTTCAGTACATCCAGCTGGATAGCCGACATTCCCAGCGCCTTGCGAACCCGATTAACTACGGCTATGATCTTCTCCAGTACTCCCAGGGCAAAGTCTCTGAAGCCGAGGAAGTTTGTTTTCCAGGCAACCACTCCGGCAACTATCAATGCCGTTACCCCGAGTATGACCCAGCCCACCGGACCCAGAGCTACCACCCAGGCGGCTGCCATCTGGGCACCCATTAGAATCGCTCGGCCACCCAATTTAAGAAGTCCTAAACCAAACTTTCCAACCGCTCCTAATACACGGGCTAAAGTCGGACTGCCATCTGCAACCGCCCACCACAATGCTTTAAAGGTGCTCACGCCGGTACGGTAGTATTTGAACGCTTCAAAAAAACCATGCGCGCTGCGGGCTGCTGTAGTTAAAACTTTGGCTGTAGTAGATGCTGCTCCGCCAAGTCCGCCGAATAAAACTTTAAGGCCACCCCAGCCTACTCTCCCAAATGCAAAAATTCCGAATA